TTCTTCTCACCGCCTAGATTCTTTTCTCCACCAGGATTCTTCTCGCCACCAAGATTCTTTTCTCCACCAGGATTCTTCTCGCCACCAGGATTCTTTGGGCCACCAGGATTCTTCTCACCACCTAGATTCTTTTCTCCACCTAGATTCTTTGCGCCGCCAACTTTTTGTATTCCAGAAGATACCAATGTCTTAACAAAAAATGGCTACAAAAAAGCCAAAGAAATCGTTAACGGAGATATTTTGTTAACAGTAAACTTTGACGATAGCCCAGAAGGAGACGACGCTTGTAGCATAGGCGAAGTTACGAGGAACTGTTTGGAACTAGTAGAGAACTGGAGAGCAGATACATTGAACAACGTATCTTATGTTGAGTCTACGGTCTTTAATATTTACGAAAAGACCAATACTACTGTTATTAGAATAAACAATGAAGAAAAAAACGACTTGTCTACAGTTGAGCAGATTTTAATAAAAAGAGGCGGTAGATATCAGTTTGCAACAACATCAAATCTTAAAGAAAATGATCAAATTGTATTTTATAAAGATGGTATAGAAGAATTTATCAATATTGAATCACTTGAAGTTGTTGAAAAAGAAACCAAGGTATTTTTGTTTTATAGAGAGCCATGGGGACTAATAGCAGCAGAATCAATGCTGGCTTACAACGGCTGCAAAACCCTAGCATAGCCTATTGACTAGGACTGTTTAAAATGATATTATATATTTATGATATATAACAAACAACAGCTATATCCAGGCATCTGGAAATATCCAAATGCCTTCCCTAAAGAATTAAATTTAATTCAAAGAATTGAAGATAAGGTAAACGATAATATTTTAAAGTGGGATATTGCAACGGTATCTTTAGAAGATCAAGATTTAGAGTATAGAAATTGTCAAGACTTAAAGATTTACGATAAGCCAGAATATTTAGATATATACAATGACATATACAGTTGCCAAAAAGATCAAGTAGAAGATTTTTGTGAAATGTACAGCATTAAAATGGATTTTTGGGAATGGACAAATGTTGTAAAGTATTATCCAAATCAATTTTTTAAAGAGCATGCTGACGATGGATGGTCTTATAAATCTACCGTATCATTAGTTGGATATCCTAATTCTGACTATACTGGCGGAGGTCTTTTTTTTCCTAAGTTCGATTTACATATAGAGCCTAATGAAGGAGACTTAATAATTTTCCCGTCTTCCTTTATTTATTCTCATGTGGCCCTTCCAGTGGATTCTGGGGTGAAGTACTCTTTTGTAACAATGTTAGACTATAATGATGATGCTCATTCAAAAGAATACGATGACTATGTTGATAGAAAACACAAAAAGGTGGTTAATTAAATGTTGCCAAATGCAGAAACAATATATCCTGGAATTGTTGTATACAGAGATGTTTTTAAAAAAGAATATAATTTAGATCAAAGGCTGGAGTCAGTGCTATCTAAGACACAGGGCAAGAAGCATTGGAATCTAGCCCAGACTGGATACGATACATTAAATAAAGACTACAGAGATGCTTGGGATTTTAAAATTAAAGAAAACGATGGCGGATCATTAATGCTGGGTAATGGAACTCATGTTGACCCAAAAGATTTTACTGAAGATGAAATTGAATTAAGGCAAATTTGGAGAGAAGCAAAAAGTCTTCAAATGTCGGCAGTAGCAGACTATATGCAAATGTTTCAAATTCCTCCGTTAAATTATTGGGAGTCGTTTAATTTTATTAAGTACGGCAAAAACCAACATTTTAATGTCCATTCCGATCATGGATATTCTTACGTATGCGTATTGTCTTCAGTAGGGTATATCAATGATGATTATGAAGGCGGAGAGCTATTTTTTGACAAGCTTGGCGTTACAGTAAAACCTAAAGCTGGAGACCTATATCTTTTCCCGTCTTCTTATATATATTCTCATGCAGCAATGCCAGTTAAATCAGGAACTAAATATGCAATTGTAACAATGTTAGACTATCAAGAAGCACCTCATACTCCAATGTATCGAGAAATCGAAGCTAGCTACGAGTACAACCACTTGGTTGAAGGGAAAAGATTTAAGCCTGCCGAACAAAGGGATATGTAGTTGATAGACTTTGATTGCTATAGAACAGGTGGCTTAGAGGCAATACTATCTCCATTAAAGCCACAGAGAGAATGGATGCAAACTCATCCATATGCATACAACTGTCCGCCATTGACTATATCAAATGAACTTGGATGGGGTATATCATTCCCAAAAGATATTTCATTTGTTTTAAATGATAATGGAAATGAGTCTGGGATAGAAGTAATAAGCGGAGAAGAATATTGTTTTTTTGAACGTGGGCAATCAGTAATATGTTTTGCAACAAATTTAATATTTAAAACAGATTCAAATTTTAGTATTTTAACTATGCCCGTTCCAAATCAAATTGCAGAAGATGTTCAATGCCTTACTTCAATAACATCTTCATCTTTTTATACAGCAGGACTTCAAGTTGTATGGAAGGTTCTGTCTAAAAATAAAGTTATTACCATTAAAGCTGGCACACCCGTAGCATCAATAATTCCGATATCTTTGTCCGAATTGAATAAGTCATCAATTACAATGCACAATAAAGAAGTGCCCAATTTAAAACATGACGAAGAATACATGAAAAAAATGCAAGAATTTAGTTTATCGAAAAATGGATTTACAAACTGGTACAGAGACGGATTAGACCAATATGGAAATGTTGTAGGCCAGCACGAAACAAAAAAAATAAGTCTTTATGTTATTGAAGGGGGAAAAAATAATGATTAATTTAAATGCCTATAAGGTTTCAGGATCTTCATTTTCTGCAAACATAACACCACTTTCTGCAAAAAGAGACTGGATGGATGAAACTGCTCATAAGCATGCATATAGATGTTTTCCAATTACACTTAGCAATCAAATAGGATGGGGATTGTCTTTTCCTGAAAATATAACCTTTATGTGGGATGGAATAACAAGCACCTATCCAGACAATGTAAAAATTTTAGAAGGAGAAAAATACTGTGAAACTGGTAGAGGACACGCAACAATTAACTTTAAAACCAACCTTAGATTTGTAACGGATAAAGACTACAGCCTTTTATCTTTCCCAGTTCCTAATCATTTTGTAGATGGGGCCAGCGCAGTCACAAGTATTTTAACTACATCTTTTTTTGAAGGGCCTCTCCCAGTTGCATGGAAAATTACAAGACCATTTGTACCAATTACAATAAAGGCAAATGATCCTATAATTGCAATAATGCCAATATCTCTTACTCAATTAAATAATTCTACAATTAATTTGGGAGAAGGACACGATGCTCCTTTTCTAAAAAGAGATATCCCTCTTACTCTTGAGGGAGCAATGGCTGCTGCTGAAAAAGCTAATGCCGAAGGTAAGTGGACGGATTACTACAGAGATGCCGTAGACTACATGGGTAATGCTCTAGGAGAGCATGAAGTTAAATCAATTAAGCTAGATGTTAAGAATCTAAATAAATGAAAATTGTTTTTAATTCCAATAGGGCATATAACGATAAAAATACTGTGCCTTCTCCAGCAAAAAAAACTACTCCAGATTGGTTTTTAAATGCAAGCAAATATTGGACTGATGAAAATGACGCAGTAATAGATTTACCACCAGACAATAGCAAAGGTCCTGGATTTAAATCTTGTCCAGCATTACATGATGTTTTTTCTTCAGGATATATGTTTACAACCCCATGTGATGTAGCGGTTACTAAATATAACGATAGTATTTATATTCAGCCAGAGCAAGGTTTTGCGGGGTTTTGTGAAGGCAGGCCTCATATGGGTCAATTCCACTATCCAGAAGGATATTACAACCAAGGATTTCATTGGTACCCAGACTGGGGGTTCACTTTACCAAAGGGCTATAGCGCCCTTGTAATGCAACCTATAAATCATTTCGAGCTGCCTTTTTTGACCACAGGAGGTATAATTGATAGTGATAAGTACGGGGCCCCAGGGCTTATCCCGTTTTTTATAAAAAATACTTTTCAGGGTATAATTAAAAAAGGAACTCCTTACGCACAAATTTTCCCCTACAAAAGAGAAAATTGGTCTTCCGAATTTAACTTGTTTACAGAACAAGAAATGGCAAATAGCCACGAAGCACATACAAAAATTTATAGAGAAGATAGTTTAGGAAAAGTAAAATATGGAGTTTATAAGCAAAAAACTTGGGTTCCCAAAAAGTATGAATAAGAAAAGGATATAATAAATGGATAAAAACATTTCCGACATAAGAGATCACAGAACGTCTATAACACCATCTGGATATTTTGGCGCAGGCCCAGAGAATATAGTAGAAGTTGAAAATTTTTTAACAGATGAAGAGTGTGATTACCTCCTAGAGTTTGCTAAAAATAATACAACTTGGGATCCAGGCGAAGATGTATACAACGAAAACGGAACAATTATTTACCAGCATAATGTCTGGAAAGACCGAGTAGCTACGAAGAAGTCCTTAGATCAAACAGGGCCAGAAGTAGTAGAAATGCTTGAAGTAATCATTAACAGATTAAAGCCAGTTATAGAAGAACATTTTGATGTAGAGGTAACGCCTACTGGACCGTGTCTAGTTAGATGGCCAGTTGGATCAATGCAATGGCCCCATGCCGACAAAGAGCTACATGAAGGTCCAGATGCTGGCAAGCCAGGTAACTTCCCTTGGTATGACTTAGGAACAATCTTTTATTTAAATGAAGACTACGAAGGTGGTAGGTTGCATTTCCCTAAACAAAAAGTTGCTTTTAAGCCAAAGAAAAAAGCAGCCTATTTTTTCCCTGGAGATTTAAATTATATTCACGGTGTTGATATAATTACAGAAGGCACCAGATACACTTCTCCGTGGTTCTGGACAATAGATAAGTTGGGAAGAGGCAAATAATGTCGAGTCTTGTAACAAAAACACTATATCCTAGAATTGAAGTTTACAAAAACTTACTACCAGATCATAAGAAAATATTTGAAGTAATTCAATCTACAGAAAACAATACTGGAGACAAATACTTTAACCCATGGACCCCTTGGAGTGCTTTCGGTAATTATGCCAGCACAAAATTTAAAGGTGGGGTTCAAGATCAATTGGGTAAAGATGAAGAGTTTGATCTGCAATATTGGGCCGCAGAAACAGTATATGATGCCTATAACTTAGCAATTGATGATTATATTGATAAGTATAAAATTGATCTTCCAGAAGATTGCAAGCTTGGCTCTTCTTCTTTCTGTAAATACCACACAAATGTAGACGCTTTAAAAAATAATTTAACAATGCAGTACCATACAGATTTTAAGCAAAGCGAAAAAGACATGCCAGGCAATCAATTTTTCTTAACATGCACTGTTTACATCAATGATGACTATGAAGGTGGAGAGATTGAATTTTATGTAGACGGGGAATTTGTTCCTGCATATAAACCAGAGGCTGGAGACATCATGGTATTTCCATCTGGAGAGCCTTATTATCACGGAGTTAGAACAGCTACTAGAGGTAACAAGTATCTTATTAGAAACTTTATGATCTACCCGTATGCAGGATCAGAAGAGTGGCTTGCTAACCAGCTTAAGTATGGGGCAAAACGTTGGGCCGAAATGGAACAGGCAAGAATAGACGCCGACATTTATGGAGGAAACTTAGTGTTTAAAGATGGCCAAAAGGTTGAGCCAACTAAAAAAGAAATAGAAGATCATTTAGATTTTGTATCTAAAGCAGAAAAGAAGGAATGCTAATGGAAATAACAGCTTTAAAAGACGATGTCTTTATTATTGATAATTTAATAACAGAAGAGGAATGTAAGTCTATTATCGGATACCTAGACGGAATTGTAAATGCAGGACATTTAGAGTGGAACCAAATTTCTTTTTATGGCTCATTTGCCATGGGCTACTGGCCACATGACGATAACCTATTGTTGTTTGGGCTGCCATCAGATTACTTTTCTCAATTAAAGGAAAAAATTAAAAAAGCTGGAGAAGAGTGTTTTGGTAGAGAGCTATCAGAGGTAAGCTATCATGCACAAAAATGGGTTATTGGAGCATTTGCTAGTTTTCATTCAGACAATACACATGAAGACGGAAGCCCATCTGCATTTTATAAAAGTAAGTATGCTGGATTCTTATATCTAAATGATAATTTTGAAGGTGGGGACCTAAACTTTAAACATCACGATATAGTGGTCAAAGCAAAGCCAGGAAGATTGGCCTTCTTTAAAGGTGGGCATGGCAATGAGCATGAAGTGACTACTGTTAAAAATGCAGAAAGATACACGGTTGGATCCTTTTGGGATAATGCAGATGCTGTTTACACTCCAGAGCAGATAGCGGAGTGGGAATCTGAATTAAAGCAAACAAGAGCAGAACAAGAAGAAACCTATAAGGAGTGGAAGAAGGGCCAAGAAGTTGGCAACATTCCAACATATAAAGGTAAATATGATTAAAGAAATTTTACATCCTGAAATACATTACTATAAAAATGTTATTGCAGACCCGATATCCTTTGTAAAAGAGATTGAAGATATGGATGCCTTTCAGGGTCCCTTTTCTCAAATATCACAATGGGAACAGTGGAATGCATCAAATAGTAATGTTTCTTATGGGAAGCTAAAAAAATGCTTTTTAAATATGTTTCAAAACATTACGGATGCAGATAGAAGTAATGCCAAACTTTGCTCTATGATTACACAAAATGTAATCTCAATAGGTGAAGAGTATGCTGCTAGTTCTGGAATAGAACTAGGATACTTACCAGTTTATTTTGGTATAAATAAATATAATGTTGGTGTTCATATGGGGGCGCATGTAGACGCATACGATGGGGCAGAGCATACATCTACTGTTTCAATGGTTATGTATTTAAATGATGACTACGAAGGCGGAGAAATAGAATTCCCAGATCACGGCATATCATTAAAGCCAGAAGCTGGAAGCGTAGTTGTATTTGCCTCAGAAGGAGTTTTGCATGATCCAAAGCCAACAATATCTGGAACTAAGTATATGGTGCCCATATTCTTTTTCAAAAGGTAAGAGTTAGTATATAATAGAATTATGACGTATACACTGAAGGTTATCAAAGATTATCCAATTGGGTTTTGGCCACTGGATGAGACTTCGGGGACTAATGCCGCAGATATTTCAGGGTGTGGAAATAATGCTACATATGTGGGATCTCCCGCATCAAACATGTTGCCAATTATTGCAGGCGGCGGATCAGGAACCAAAATAACTAATACTGCTTATATAACACTACCAACATCAAAAGACTTCTATGGCTCATCTGTTTCAAATGGGCTAGGAAACAAATACTCTTCAGACAATGACTTTACCTTAGAGCTATGGGTAAGTCAAGATATTCAATCTTCCACATCAACCCCTCTGTTTGCAGATGTTGCAGACGGCATAGGTTTATATTATGAAAAGGGAGATGTAGTGTTTAAAATTTCCAGTACGGAGCAAATTAGATGGGCATTATTTTATAGCAAAAAAGCTATTCACGTAGCAGGAGTTTATTCGGTTGATTCTATTAGCTTGTTTATAGATGGTAAGCAGGTAGCAATTAAATCTATAGACTCTTCATTTAAATTTACTAATACACAGTTAGACTTACAAATTGGTCCAACCTCAAATGTGTCTGACTCCTTTATTGTAGATGCTCCAGCGGTATATAGATATGGGCTAACAGGAGATAAGATATTAAAGCATTTCAATGACGGCAATTATTACATACAGCCAATTCATGTGGCGCACCCAGAAAATGGCACAGTGTTTTCTTGCTCAGATTTAAATAACAGAGTGGACTTTGATTACATATACGGTGTATCCAAGCCTTGGGACGAGGTAATAGATTCTAATACTTATTATGATGAAGTAGGTCAATATGTATCCTTTATTCCGACTGAAACCGCTATCTCAAAAACATTAATTATTGAAGACTTTTTATTTATTCCAACAGAAAGTGGATTGACAAATTCAAAAATTGAATGGCGGAACGACTTAGGAATTACAGTTCAAACCAGTATAGATGGAACTAATTATGTAGTGTGTGAAAATGGAGACTCTATCCCACAATACACAAAAGGATCATTTAATTCTAGTGGGCTACTTTATATAAAAATCACAATGTCTACTACAGATGCTAGTAAGTTCCTTCCTAGACTTTCTTATTTTTCAATCAGGTTCTATAGAGAATCCTTGGTGTATGCAGACAACTCAAATAGTTATATTGGATCTAATAGTCAATTTAGAGTCGGATCATTAAATTATTCACCATTAATTAGACACTACAATAATGGAATTAGGGCTAAGTCTGGGTATGGATTTGATTCTAATACTGGATTAAATATAAGTACAGTAGAGATGTTTTTTACTCCTAAGACTAATGGCGCAAATACATTATTTTATCACGCAGCCTCTGGCACTAAGTATGCCTGGAATGGCTCTCAAACGGTCTCTAAGGCCTCTATAAGCGCTCTTTACGTCAATGGGGTAGATAAGACATCGCAAACAAATGTAAACAATTTCCTGGTCCCAGGAGAGCCTCACCACATAGTTTTAGTATTTGCATCTCCAATTACGGGAGTATTTAAATTTAATTATGAATCTTCTGGGGGGCCAGATAATCTATATAATAATATTGCCTTATACCCTAGAGCCCTTTCAATTACAGAAGTAGACACACATTTTGATTTATATTGTGGAAGACCTTCTACTTCAGTCGTAGATCCAGCTATCAATGTGACAGAAGAAGCACCAGAATACTATGATAACGACTGGATCGTGGTACAAAGTATATAAATTTGTCACGCACCTTGACAAAAAGCTGGACTTAGACAGCAAGTAATGGTAAAATAAAGGTCTATGGACATCAAGAAGACTAATACAAAAATTTTGCAAGATGAATCAACCCTAGGCATATATGTTTGGGAAATGCCTGACGGCAGATGGATTGGAGACGATGATGGTAATTATCTTTCGGTCACGTCCAAAAAGGGAAATAGATCCCTCATCGATGCTTTGGCTAGAGAAGTTCGCTCATACGGCATATATGAAGGCGGGCCTAAGTTTCTTTCCGCTAGGCGGAAAATCAACGACGAAGAGTTTGCAGAACAAAAACAAAGACTTGAGTGGGGACTAGTTCCAGATCCTTTGGATATTGGAAACTATAAAGATGAAATGAAAAAGTTAGGTAAACTAAGATGACAAAATTTGTAGAAGATGATGACTCACAAGATATTGTAGTCTCAAACGTGGCGGACTGGATGAAGTTTAATACTCCCAGAGAAGAAACAACTACTGACCTATTTAAGGTGAGCGGAGAAGATCTAACAAAAATTTCAGGGCTTAGCCCAGCATTTCGTCGCAAGATGAATAGAGATCTACAAAAAAGATTTCAGGGTCTTGACGGAACAGAGACACAGCAAAACCTATTGCAGCAAGCAGTCACTGGCTATGCAATGTTTGATCTTGTTGAGCCTCCTTATAACCTAGATTACCTATCAACTATTTATGAAATTTCTCCATACAACTATTCAGCAATTAATGCTAAGGTTTCAAATATTGTTGGTCTTGGCCATGACTTTGTTGAAACACGTAAAACGCAAGAAGCGTTTGATAATATTACAGATGATAAATCATTAGAGAGAGCTCGTAGAAAGCTAAATAGACTACGTCAAGATTTATACGAGTGGCTTGAGAATTGCAATGAAGAAGAAACATTTACAGAGACATTAATTAAAGCATACACAGACGTTGAAGCAACAGGAAATGGCTATATTGAAATCGGCAGAACATCTGCTGGCAAGATTGGATATATCGGTCACATTCCAGCAAAGACTATGAGAATTCGTAGACTGCGTGATGGATTTATTCAATTGCTTTATGGCAAGGCAGTATTCTTCCGTACATTTGGAGATCAAGAAACAGAGAATCCAATTGCAGGCGGACTAGATAGACCTAACGAAATTATTCATCTTAAGAAGTACACCCCTACAAATAACTACTACGGTATCCCAGATATTGTAGCGTCATCAAATGCAATGGCAGGAAATGAATTTGCTGGTAAGTACAACCTTGATTACTTTGAGAATAAGGCGGTGCCTCGTTACATTATTACAGTAAAGGGTGCAAAGCTTTCTACAGAGTCAGAGCGTAAATTGCTTGAGTTCTTCCAAGTTGGACTGAGGGGCAAGAACCATAGATCTCTATATATTCCACTTCCTCCAGATTCACCAGATTCAAAGGTTGAATTTAAGATGGAGCCAATTGAGGCGGGAACCCAAGAGTCTTCATTTAACGTATATCGTAAATCAAATAGAGACGAAATTCTATTATCTCACCGTGTGCCAATTAATAAAATTGGAACTCCAGAGGGAGTAAATTTAGCGGTAGCCAGAGATGCCGATAAAACATTTAGAGAGCAAGTATGCCGCCCAGCACAAATGAATTTAGAAAAGAAATTAAATAAAATTATTGAAGAAATGACCGATGCCCTGCTTCTTAAATTTAATGAGCTTACTTTGACCGACGAAGACACTCAGTCTAAAATTGATGAAAGATATTTAAGGATGCAGGTAGTAACTCCTAATGAAGTAAGAATTAGAATGGGCATGGTTCCAATTGATGGTGGAGATAAAGTTGTAGAGTTAAAGCCACAGGCACAGGCAGAGGTTAGAGCACAGGCAGGAAAAACCAGAGCTAGAGATTCTGAAAGGTCTGCAAATTCCCCCGATATTTCTGGAGAGGGAAGAAATGCTCAAGGAGACGGAAGACAAGTCGACTGACCCTGCTCAACCATTATTTGCCTTATATACGATAACGTTATAAAATTAAGCATATGAACATTGAAAAATCCTTATGGTCTTCCAATGGCGATCAGATAGTTTTATCGGTCCCATTTACAAAAGTCAACCGTGAAAAGCGTACTGTCTCAGGTTTTGCAACACTAGACAACGTTGATCAGACAGGTGACGTAGTAACTATGGAAGCAAGCATTAAAGCTTTTGAAAATTTCCGAGGAAACATTCGTGAGATGCACAGCTCAAATGCAGTTGGCAAAATGATTTCATTTAAGCCAGAAACATACTATGATGCTAAGTCGCAAGAATTTTATAATGGAGTCTATGTTGACGCATACGTTTCAAAGGGTGCTCAAGATACTTGGGAAAAAGTTCTAGATGGAACTCTAACAGGATTTTCAATCGGCGGAAAGATTATTGAATCAGATAACGAAGTCAATAAGTCAACTGGTAAGACAACAAGATTTATTAAGGATTATTCTTTAATGGAGCTTTCAATTGTCGACTCTCCAGCAAACGAACTATGTAACATCCTTTCTATCTCCAAGATGAACGGCGAACTAATATTTAAAGGAATAGCAACTGAAGTTAAAGCAGAAAACATTTTTTATTGTGCAGACTCAGACTCAGTATTTATTTCAACAGAAGCATCATACGATTCCCCAGTTACAGGAAAGCCTGCAACACTAATCGGATGGGTAGAGTCAAACGATGTTAACAAAGCAAAAGAAATAAAAAAGATTCTTGATTTACATAAAAAATCAAGATTGTCCACGCCTGAAACACAAATTGCAAAACAGGCAGACATAGAAGGAGGTAATGAAGTGTCAGAAAACACAGAAAACACAGCAGTCGAAGAGACTGTAGTTGCGGAAGCATCAGTTGTTGCCGAAGAAGCACCAGCAGTTGTAGAAGCACCAGTAGAAGACGCTCCTGCCGAAACTCTAGAAAAAGCAGCCGATGTATCAGAAGTTATGGTTGATGAACCTGATTTTGCTAAAATGCTTGGCGACCTTAAGGGATTTTTCTCAGAGACATTGAATAAAGCTACAGAGGCAAATGCAGAACAAGTTTCAACAATTAAAGATACAGTTGAAACGTTCAGCAAGAGCGTAGATAGCCGAATTTCAGAGTTGGCAGAACAACACACAGCACTCTCAACTGCTGTTGAAAATATCAAGAGCACGATTGATGGTGTACAAAAGCGTGTCGACGCAGTAGAATCAGAGACTGCAATTAAGAAGTCCTCAGACCTTGGCGGGTCTCAGGAAGTAATGATCAAAAAATCAAAGTGGAACGGTTCTTTCCTTGGTTCCGTGAACGAAATTTTTAACTAAAATAAGGTAGGTGAAATATAAAATGAGTAATGAAAACTTAGAAAAAGCTATCGCTGCAGGTACAACTGCAACAGGTACTTTTGCAGGAGTCACAGGTGGTTCTGCTACTGGTCAGCATAAAGCTGGCGAGGCAGGCAACGCTGGTCTCCTAAACGCAGAACAATCAGCTCGCTTCCTGGACTACATGTTCGACGCTACCGTAATCGGTAAGGTCGCCCGTACAGTTCGTATGAAGGCTGACACATCTGAGATTGATCGTATGTCCGTTGGTGAGAAGCTTATGAAGCTTGCAACCGAAGGTGACAATACAGCCGTAAATGGCGCAGTAACTTTCTCAAAAATCTCTTTGACTACAAAGAAGCTCCGCATGGACTGGGAACTTTCAACAGAGTCACTAGAAGATAACATCGAAGGTGCAGATCTTGAAGATCATATTGCACGTTTGATGGCAACACAGGCAGGTAACGACATTGAAGATGTAATCCTCAATGGTGATACATCCCTAACAACCGATGCCCTATACAAGTCATTTGATGGCGTTGTAAAGAAGGCAAAGGCAAATGCACACGTAGTAGATGCTCTTGGAGCAGGCGTAAGCCGTGAGTTGTTTAACAAAGCACTCAAGGCAATGCCACGTAAGTACAAGCAACGTCGTGCAGACCTTCGCTTCCTAGCAGGATCAAACCTGATTCAGGATTTCCTATATGCTAACAGCATTGGAACAAACCAAACAATTCCACAAGATATCGCATCAAGCGTAATCCGTGGAGGAGTTTCACCACTAGGTGGACCAGCAGGATATGTGGCACCATTCGCATTCGGTATTCCGATTGTTGAAGTTCCACTTCTTCCTGAGACACAGACTGGATCATACTCTTCTCCATCAGGAAACCACGGAGACGTCCACTTGACATTCCCAAATAACGTAGTTATTGGTATCAAGCGTGATGTAACCGTTTACCGCTTCTTCGAGCCACGTAAGGACTCAATCGAGTACACATTGTATACTCGTGTTGGCGTTCAAATCGAGCAGGCAGATGCTTGGGTAGTTGTTCGTAACGTTAAGGTTGCTTCCTAATAATAGGATTTAACTAGTTGGAAAGGCCCCTAATTAATTTTAGGGGCTTTTCATTTTAATTTAACAATGCTATAATTGCTTTAAGTAGAAATAGGAGATTTGCATGTCATTTGAGACATTAAAGATATCAGAGCTAAGAAAGATCGCAGAAGATTTTGCAGTCGATACCGAAGGCCTAAAAACCAAGGTTGATATTATTGCCTCTCTTGCAGAAGAGGGCGTTACATGGTCTGTATATAACAGCACTATTAAAAAGATTGAAGAAGAGACGGAAGACATGTCAATAGAAGTATTGCCAAAGTTTGATCCAAAAGTAGAACAGCCAGAAAATACAGTATTAGTAAGAATGACCAGAGAGAACTTTAGATTTGATATTATGGGAGCCACTTTTACCAAAGAGCATCCATTCGTAGCCTTATCTGAAGAGATCGCTCAAGAAATTTTTGATAAGGAGGAAGGCTTTAGGTTAGCATCTCCTAGAGAAGTCCAGGAGTATTACAGCTAGTCTAAGTCAATAAAATGGCAGAGATTTTAGTTAAATCACAATCACCAATTGTTCATCAAGTATTTTGGAACGGTGACATTGCAGTCACAGATTCATTGCCTATTGTTAAGATATACGATACCACTCTAGATGCGACAATTAGTCCTGCCGTACTCCCTACAACTTTATTAAGCACATTAACATCAGCAATAGACGAAAGCAATCCTGGAACTTACAGTGTAAATATTCCGTACTCTCTTACTGGCCGAAGCAGAACCCTGAAACTACAATGGGAATACTCTATAGGCGGAACTGCTGTTGTTAGATCAGACACAGTTTTTGTGGTAACCCCATATGTTGATTTTAACCACGTACAAGATTTAGGATTTAGCACAGACTCATCTGATCCAGGATACAAGTCTTACAAAGAATTATTAAAAGCAGAGCGTTATGCTAGAAAACAAATTGAAGAATATACTGGGCAAAAGTTTTTCCTATATGACGACATTCAGGTAGTTTACGGATATGATTCAGACACTCTTCCGCTGCCTGCTAAGATAAATGCACTTCATAGCCTAACAATGAACGACACCCTACTACTAGACAATATTAATAATATTAACAACTGGAATTTCCCTGTTCAGATTTCTGAAAGCGGATATGGTATTAGAGTTAATAGAGCAAGTTTAGTAGATAACACAGTCTATACAGCAAACGGTATGGTTCCACCCAGCATTCATGATTACTCAGGATTATTTAATTCAGGAGTTCCTTATAAAGTAACTGGTAGATTTGGTTGGAGCGAAGTTCCAGATAATGTAGAGCTAGCAGCTATTGAGCTTATAAAAGATTATTTCTCTAAGGACACTGCTTGGAGAAACAAATACGTCAAGTCTATATCAACATTTGACTGGGATTTTGAGTATACAGGAGATGCTTATACAGGCACAGGCAACGCTTTTGCGGACAACCTGTTAGCCGATTATGTCTTAACAATTAAAGCTGAGATTATATAATGAGTGGCATCGTAGACTCTGTCTTGTCTATGAATTTAGATGTTTACAGACAGTCTGAAATTCAAGATCCAGATACTGGAGCAATCGTAAAAGAGTGGAATTACTATAAAACAATTGCATGTCACGCAAAGGGTGTAATCAGCAACTCTGCAACGACTCGATCTAGCGATAAGCAAATTTTTTCAAACAAGTATTTAAATGATCAAGTTATTCAGGTAAGAACTTCTGAAAAATTAACAGCTAGAGAAAAAGTTACCAACATAAAAGATGTTGAAGGAAACACAATCTGGAATGAAATTAACTATCCAAGTGAGACCCCAACAGTATTTGAAGTAATGGGAACTACACCAATGACAGACCCGTTTGGTAGAGTAATTGCTTATAACTCATCTCTCAAGAGATCGGAGAACCAGCAAATTGGATAATAGCGGACTACTAGTTCAAGCAGCAAGCGGACTTGAAAGAATGATGCACTCAAATCAAAAAGGGCCATTGAGAGACAGTACAGTGGCACAAATATCAGCATACGTATATTATGAAGCATCAGTAATAGCAAAACTAACAAGTAATAAAAAGTTTCAGAATTCATTTAGCAAGCTTATGTTTGATCAGATAAATCTAGATTTTGGAAATTATATTGACGCATTGGCTAGAAGTAAGCCCAAGTCTTTGCATCATGTTTACGAATGGAAAAAGGCTGGTAACAAAACCCATAGGCTGTTTAAACTAAACAAGACCACACAAACTGGTTTATCATTTGGTATTAACTATGATTTCTTGCCATCTAAAACAATGGTCCCCTCATCAAATAGAAGACGTAGTCATATGTTTGCAAATAAGGCTTCTGTTATGGAAAATGGTAAGCCGTTAGTAATTAAACCTAAAAGCGCAGAGCGCCTTGTATTTGAAATGGATGGAGAAGTGGTGTTTATGCCAAAGGGAGCGTCTGTTACAGTTCGTCGCCCTGGAGGATCTGCAGCTACCAATCAATTTACACTAGCCTACTCAAGATTTTTTAGCGGTAGATTAGTAAGCGACTCAATGAAAAGATCTGGGTTTCAAAGATTATTTAACTCAAGTATTACAAGGGCACTGGGAGTTCCATCAAATATCAAAAGAGTTCAGTATTCTTTTTCAGCAAATTCTATTAGGGCTCAAGCTGACTCAGCCTTAGCCTTAGCATTCGGAGGTTCAATGTAATGGCTAATTACAAGTTAGACGCAATGCTGGAGCTAAGAAAGTATCTTTGGAAAGAGCTTTATACCAGAAACATATTTGACGAAGACGACTATTGGAGCGATAACCTAAACGAGAATATTATACCAATTATTCCAGTTCAGCAGGCGCCAGAATTAAATCAATTTATGAGCGGCAAAAAGCATATTGTTTACGACAAGATTGGAATGTCATATGACGACAATTGGTTGATATGCTGTGAGCAGATTCTCTTTACCGTATATTCAACTTCGGTGGCAGATATAAATGAGATTAGAAATTACATGACAGATGAGTTTAGAAGAATGGACGAGTCGGCTAGAGACATAAACAGGTGGACAGGACTTTCAGATATGTTTAAGTTTCACAGTATACATATAGCAGATATCTCCCCAACGGCACCATCTGAAGAACTTCAGGGATTTTTCTCCTCTGAGATCATTTTAGAAATAAAATACTCAAGAGATACAGATACCAATGGGGCCTCAAGCACATTGGGCAGATTTGCCTAGGGTTTGCCTTTTTACCTATAATATTATAAACTTAGGTTAAGAGGAAAGAAGCCTAGCCAGCTTGAATTTAAGATTTGAACAAAAATATATATATATTGAAATATAGGAGGAAATAACTATGGCACAATCCGTAGGTAATGCTAGAAATATTCTAGTCGGTGCATCACCACTGTTCTTGTCAACTATTGACGTGAACGACGCTGATTACATCGAAAACGCAGAAGCAGGCGTAGCAATTGCATCAAGCGCAGGAACAGTAGGCGTCCCAGCATTTGCAACAGGCGTATCATACGCTAATACACTAAACTCTGTTAATCAAACAGCAGGACTATTTGGATACCGTAACGTTGGTTTTACTAACAATGGTCTTCAAATTACATATAACCCAACATTCGACTCAGTAACTGTAGATCAGTTGCTCGATACAGCTAAGCTGTTCAAGTCAGCAATGGAAGTTATGATTGCAACAGAAATGTCAGAAGGTACTCTTGAGAACATTGCAACAGTATTCGGACAACCAGCATCAACTCTATCAACAACAGGAACTGGAACAGGAAAGAAAGACACTCTCGGTCTTGAGGCAGGTGCACTTGGTGCAGCTCCAACAGAGCGTCAGCTAATTGCAGTTGGACTAGCTCCAACAGCATCTTCAACAGCTTCAGAGCGTGTATACTATGCTCGTAGAGTATTGTCTGTACAACAGTCACAATTCTCACTTGCTCGTACAACACCAACAACATTCCCAGTAACTTTCCGTTTACTCCCAGATGCTAGCTACGCTGGCTCAGAGTACGGCAAGATTATTGACCGTGTTCTAGTAGCATAATAAATTTAATTTATTAAATACGATACAAAGGCCCCTAAGAAATTAGGGGCTTTTGTGGTTGTATTAGGATATTTCTTTTAGTATAATGTTTATGAGTAGATCCTAGGAGGACCTAAATTGGCAACAACAGTATATAGCGTAGAAGAGGTACAGCTTCAAAACGGCCAGACCGTAAAGCTAAAGCCCCTATCAATAGCAGAGCTTCGTAAGTTTATGCTAGCAATTAAGAAGACGGCAGAATCAGAAACAGAAGATGACACACTAAACATCTTGATCGATGCATGTGCAATTGCAATAGAAAAACAACTACCAGAATTGGTAGCAGACAGAGAAGCATTTGAGAACGCCTTAGATGTTCCAACAATGAATCGCATTCTAGAAGTTTGCGGAGGGATCAAGCTTGACGACCCAAACCTACTAGCGGCAGCGGTTCTGGCTGGTCAGAACTAGACTTAGCCGCTTTAGAGGGGGAAGTTTTTTTACTAGGACATTGGAAGAATTACCAGGAACTAGAAGAAAGTCTTTCAATGCCAGAACTTGTAAATACCTTAAAGGCTTTGAAGAAAAGAGATTACGACAGTAAGAAGTTTCAAGCTTCTTTAACTGGAGTAGATATGGGCGAATACGAAGAAGAAAAGAAAACTTCTAGTTTCGAAGAAATACAATTGCGAGCCGCAGGCATAACTGCCAGTGCAGACGATGTAGTATCACTTCAAGGAAGATTCGCAGCGCAAGCTGGTTTCGGAATTGGAGAAGGACTAGGATATGCTAAGGAGTAACCTGAATATAAATGGCTGACGAAACAATCAGTACCCGCATAGTCGCTAATGCCGACTTCTCAGCTCTTATCGCCGATGTGCATAAGGTTACTGCCAGCCTATCAAAACTTCAAGAAAAATTAGCTAGCTCTAATAAGATGATGGCAAATCAAATTGCCGTCATGAACAGATCGTTCTCTGACACATTAAGAAGCACAGGTCAGTTCTCCACACACTTCGTAAGCCTTACTTCAGATGTAGAAAAGTTTGGTAAGAATCTTGACGGCGGAAAATTAAAGTTAAATCAATACTTTAGCGCTTTTAGAGATCAAACTAAAACATCTGGTGGTCTTATTAGAGATCTAGCAAAACAGCAAGTAGCACTACAAAACTCAGTCCTACAGCCACTTGGAAGAAACGCACAAGGACTTATGCAGTTCAATGTTCAGGTCCCTAGAGGACTAGACGCAGTAAAAAATGCTACAGCAATAGCAAGAACAGAAATGCAAATCATGAATAAGGTTGTCCAGGATGGTGCTGGTCAGATTATTAATTTTGGTAAAAATACTCAATGGACAGGCCGTCAGCTAACAGTCGGACTTACTGTCCCGCTGGTTGCGTTTGGCAGTGCTGCAGCAAAAGCATTTAGAGAAGCGGATCAAGAATTAGTAAGATTAACAAAGGTATATGGAGATGTTGCGGGAACTTCTTCAGCAGAGCTGGGTAAAGTAAGAGACGATGTTGTTCAAACAGCAAAAGAAATTTCACAGGCTATGGGAGTTTCTTTTAAAGAAACTATTGGTCTAGCAGCGGATATTGCGGCAACTGGAAAAACTGGAGACGACCTTTTAGGATCTGTTAGAGAAACAACTAGACTTGCCGTACTTGGAGAAGTAGATCGACAAGAAGCCATGAAGGCTACGCTTGCAATTCAGTCTGCATTTAAATCCAATACAGATGAATTATCAGAATCAATTAACTTTCTTAACGCAGTTGAAAACCAAACATCAACAACTCTTAATGACTTAGTGGAGGCAATTCCTAAAGCTGGCCCTATTGTCAAAGGACTTGGTGGAGATGTAAAAGATTTAGCATTATATTTAACTGCAATGAGAGAAGGCGGAATTAATGCTTCAGAAGGAGCAAACGCATTAAAGTCAGCATTAGCATCTTTAATTAACCCAACAGATGTAGCCGTTGGCAAGTTTGAAACGCTTGGAATTGATTTACTTGGGATAGTAAATAATAATGCTGGGGACCTTACTGGAACCTTAATGGCATTACAAGGAGCTTTAGATAACTTAAACCCACTACAAAAGCAACAGGCAATTGAGCAGCTATTTGGTAAGTTTCAATTTTCAAGACTTAATGCTCTTTTTGAAAACCTAGGAAGAGAAGGAAGCCAGACTTTAAAAGTTTTAGATTTGATGAAAGAATCTACCGACGGGTTAGCGCAGGTAGCTGATCGAGAATTAACAGCAGTAACAGAGTCCGCATCTGGTAAATATAGAAGAGCATTAGAGGGATTAAAGGCTTCTCTGGCGGAAGTGGGAGAACAATTTTTAACAATTAATACTGCTTTAATTACAGTAGTAGATAAGATAGTCCAGTTTGCTATGAACTTGCCTGGACCAGTTAAGCAGATACTAGCACTACTTGGTGGAGTTACAGCAATTGCTGGCCCACTGATTATGTTAACTGGTTTACTTGCAAACTTCTTTGGTAATATGGCAAAAGGCGTTTTCCACATAAAAGCATTTTTAAAAGGTGGAGAAGGATTTAAATATTTAACTCCAGAAATGATGGCAGCAGAAAAAGCTGGAAAATTAGTAGAACAATCTTTCTATAGCGATGCTAAAGCAGCAGCAGTATTGCAACAAGCACTTAGAAACCTATTAGACGAATTCTCATTGCTAGAAGCAAAAGCAAAATCTGGATCAATGTCTATAAGCCCAGCAGTAAGCACAATGGCTGGAAGCCTTGTTATGGCAGGCGGAGGAAGAGTTGTAAACCCAGCACACCCTCTAGTTGGACCAATGGGATCTCGTGCAAGTACTCACATGGTGCCTAGGTCTGGAATGACAGAGGCTGAAAGACTTCAGCAGACGATATTTGGAATGGTTCCAGGATCAATTCCCGTAAATCAAAAAATTGGTCAAAATCCTCAGATATACATGAACGATAATTTACCAGATGTTCCTGGTCTTACAAGAGTAAATGGAGCATCAACTGGAATTGTAGCTGGAGAAGCTGCAAGGCATCACGCAATGATGGCGACACTTGCAATGCAATCTAAAGCAGAAATAGACCAGCTTAAGAAGCAAATGGTTGCAACTGGATTATTGAGTAAAGACTTTATGAATCAATTTGATGACATTTTACCAATTGTTTCCAAGCTAACAGATAACGCTGCAAGAGAATCGGCCTTAATTGTTTCTGAATTACGTGCAGGTAAAATAAATGTTGAACAAGCCAGAGCAAAAATTATAGCATTAAACTTAGAAACAGAAAGAATGATCTCTACATCTATGCAGGCTCACGCAGTCTCAATGGGAAGAACTTTAAATCCAACAGTGGTACCTACTTTAAACCAGCCTGTAGTTGATGCAACTGGCAAGTCTAATATGAGAGAGTTATTTAAAAAAGGAAAAACTAGAGATTTTATTAATAAGGTAGCAGGAGCCCTAGGCGTAAGAACTTCAGGAGCAGGATATAACATTGAAACAACAGTTCCAAAAAGATTAAACAGGGGAAACATTGTTCCAGGAACTGGCAATACAGATACAGTACCAGCAATGCTTACTCCAGGAGAATTTGTTGTAAATAAAGAAGCAACTCAAAGAAACCTACCGCTGCTACATGCAATTAACCAAGGAACTTTAGGTGGACCAGTTTCTTCAGAACAAGGCGGATATGGATTACGACCATCTGCTGCAGATATTGCTAGAATGTTTGGAGGATCTTTTTCAAGAGCAAAAAGCAGAGCAACTGTATCGGTAAGAGGAAATCCTCTATCACGACACTATTGGTCTACTGCAACTGGACAAGACGTTGGTGCAAGAAGAGCTGACTTAATAGAGAGCCATATTTCTGGATGGGCTGTTAAAAGTCCACAAGGAAGAGCATATACTCAAAAAGAATTAGAATCGCTTTCTAAGGATGAGGTAAACGCAATATGGAGCGGATTAGATAGAAGTCACTTTGCCCCAGCGGGAGCAAGAAATTCAAGTGGACAATATGTTTCCCCAGCACTTTTTGGCCCACAAGCAAGATATGGAGCTGGAGGAAATCTTTCACTTAACGCAGGCGGAGATCCAAAAGCTATTCTTAGCTCATTAAATAACACTCCGCTAAATCCATTTTCAACAATGAGATCGGCAGCAAGGCAGCTAGGGTATCCGTCAAGAGATATCGACAGTGCTTTTGGAAAAGCTTGGGAAGAACTAACACGTGGATTAAGAGCTAGAGGATCTGCATTTGGAAAAGATTCAGACACATTTGAAGAGTTTGCTGGAAACATATTAAAGAAAAATTTAAAAGATTTAAAAATTCCAGAATCAAATGTTAATTTTTATGATGAAATGCAAAAGCTTGGCACAGCCAGAGGAGTTGGAATTAGAGGGTCTGGAGCATCTGTAGTTGCAAATGATCCAGACATAATCTTTAGAAATAGTGGCGGTATAATTCCAGGATATAATGCAGGAGGCCAAATAGGCAATGTATTAAAGAGTACTGCATTTAAAAACTTAGGCGCTAAGTTTGGGAAAATAGGAGATAGTTGGGGAGCCACTTCTTTATCTCTTGGCATGGGAAAGAAATTATTTGGAAGTTCAGGACTTACTCCTAAAGCACAAAATTTAATGTATGGAAAGCTAATCAGCAATCTTGAAAAAGAGAGACCGTACGGATATGTAACAAATGCTCAGGGACATCTGCAAAGGGCTTTAGAGCCAGACATTGTAGATGTACTTATTAAATCATCTGCATCAGATGTGCTTAGCTCAGGTGGTAAGAGCTTAAGTAAAATTGATAGAGAAATCTTAAGAACTAAATATGCAAACTGGGATAATAAATCATGGACTCCGTCAACTTCTAAACTAAGAAAACAAATGTTTGGAATGAATCGTGGAGGCATGGTTCCAGGTTATAATCTTGGCGGAATGGTTCCTAAAATTCAATACCTAAACAATGGTGATGAAGTTCAAGAACAGGCTCCTCGCAGAGGAGGCAGAATTCTAGGAGGCATAGGAGCTGGATTAGCAGTTTCATATGGCGGACAAATGCTTGGGCAAAAAGTTGGCGGAGGACTAGGAAGCGCTATACAAATCGCATCTCTAATTGCAAGTATGGGAATGGGATTTGGTTCTGCTAGAAGCAAGCCAGCAGGCGGGGGAATGATGTCTAGACAAATGGATAAAATTCCTACTCAATTAAAGCAGCCAATAGGTCCACTAAATGGATTAGCGCAGGCAGCATCAAAAACTGGAGGAAGTCTATCAGGAATACTAAGAATATTTGGACCACTTCTTAAAGGATTTGCAACACTACTTAAATTAACTAGTCCTATAGGAATAGCATTTACTGCGGTTACAGCAACCATTGGGTTCCTAATTAAAAGACATAAAGATCACACAGAAGAATTAAGAATTAATAGAACAGCATTTGGCATGACAGCAGATGCTGCTGCCAAAGCAGGATACAAGTATACCGATTATAATAAGCAAATAAAAACTGCTATCGAAGATGCTAAAGATCTAAAGGCTCAAAATAAAATGATTTATGAGAGCATGACAAAAGCTAACGTCCCAATACATATGACAATTGAACAATACAAAAAGCTTAAGGTTCAAGTTAAATCTACTATGCAGGATTACATCAAGCTATTTGATCAAACAGATAGAAAAGATGTTGGTCAAACTGCAATTCAATTAAAGGCTCAATTTATGGCAGCAGGAGATTCTGCTGCGGTTGCAACAGCTAAAATATATGCCATTGTAGATGCGTCTAATAAAGCCGCAATGGCGGGCAGCGCAATAGGAACAAAAGCATTCCAAGGTATTCAAACATTAGAGCAAGCTGCAATTCAATCAACAAAGACATTTGAGTCAGCGCTAAAAGTTTCAGACGTTGAGGGGCAAGCCGCAGCAATGTTAACTACTTTTGCGGCAATTACTGGATCAATTGATGAAACAGTTAAAAAGACTGCAGAGGCAGCAGAAAAGAATAAGGGTGTTGCAAAATCAGTTGGTCAAGCGACAAGAGAACAAATTGATGCTATTAATGCTTCTTATCAAAATCAGTCTACCTTAACAACAAAAATTATTGCTGAAATTGGTAAAGCAAATCCAGAACTAGCGGAAGTTCTAAACACTACAGATACTCTAGTCACATCTTTTGCTAAACTTCAACTTTTAGTTCAAGGAACTAATTTAGACGTAAACGCATTAAGTGGTACTGCCGCTGTAGCTGCAGTTAAACTTGCCTCAATCATTAATGACACAATAAAAACAACAGGTGCAGTGGGTGCACAATACACAAAGTATGGTAAGTTAACTCAACAAATTAAAGATCTTCAAACTGCTCAAAAGGGGCAATCTGCAAAAGCTCAAATAGATAGCCGAGATGCAATTGCTTCATTAAACAAACAGATAGATAAAATTAAAAAAGCTGCTCAAGATAAAATCAATGGAATTCGTAAAGCAACTGAAGCAGAAAACGCTCAGCTAGAAATTCAGAAGGCTCAACTAAGAGCACAGCAAGCTCTTGCAACTGGCAACATGACAGCCTATGCAGAAGAGCAAATGAGTATAGAGCAGATACTAAATGAATCTAATCGTAAATCAGCAGAAGAGGCAATTACCCTCAAAGCAGAGCTTGAGATTAAACCCTTACAAGATCAAATAGATTCACTTACTGCCAAGAACACAAAGCTTGCAGACAAGGCAGCTTTAGCTGGAGATAAATTAGGAGTTCTTCAAACAAAAGCAGACAATCTTAATAAAGATTTGACTACATATAGCACTAACCTATCTAACATAATTAATAAACTTCAAACTGAAGGCGACAAGTTTAAAATGACTAAAGAGTTTACAGAGACTATGTCTGCTTTAGAAACTCTGGGCAAGAAACTTGGAATTGAAAAACCAGCTACTGGAGTTGTAGATGAAATTCTTAATGCTTTAAAAAATGGAATTAATGCCCCATACGTTACAATTTATACCGATCAGGTAAAAGACGGAATGAAGGGTAAGTATGCTACTGCGGGAGACCTTTATTCAGCAATGTATGATGGTAACGCAAGTGATGCCACTCTTAAAAATCCTTATGGCAAGGACGGATACTTGACGAATGATGCAAGAAAAGCAGTAATTGCTGGAGATCAATTAGAAGTTGGCGATATAATTGAAGATCCTAATGGAGTTAAGTACAAGGTACAAAAAAGATTTGGAATTGGTCCTAAAGAAGCAGTAAGGCAGAGTTCTTTGGGCGGACGATTTGCTGCTGGACAACTTATGGAGATCAATGATAGAATTAATCCATTGGGTGCACAACAAGAAGGAATTCTTATTGAGCCTAAGTTTTCAGGAATAATTTATCCAAATGCTGCTACCATGCCAAGGTATGATATACCTTCTGGAACTAAAATGTCTGGGGTTAATATTAGTAATAGCCCAAGCAGCAATAATGTTTACAATATTGATATAGCATTAAATGGAACAACTGTTACAGTAGATGACGTAATGCGTAGCTTTAAGCAGGAGCTGTCTTTGATTAATGCAAAAGAAGGAGTCGGCAGAAGAATAGGAGGAAGTGTTTAATGGCTATAACTTTACCAGTAGGTTCGGCATTATTTATACAGGATGCCGTTGGTACGTGGCAAAAATTAACTGAGCATAATAGAGCCCCAGTATCTATAAACGTAGAACGTATTGAGCAAACAGCCAGAATGTCTAATGGAAGCCTTAGAAAGCTATTTATAGCCGACAAGAAGAATGTTTCTACCTCTTGGAACAATATCCCTTCATACTCTTCTATGACTGTAGATTCAGGCTGGGGAGCAGAAGATATAAAAACGTTTTATTTAAGCGCTAAAGGCCAAGGAACATTTAATGTAAGAATAGCCTATAACTCAGCTAGAACTGAAGATTTTGTTGCAAGCTTTACTTCATGCTCATTTAATATGATCAAAAGAAATGTAAAGGGAAAAGCGGCGGATACAGCACAAGCATTTTGGGACGTATCTATTTCACTGGAAGAAGTTTAATGATTAATTTACCAGCAGTTAAAGACATTATAGAACAGAATACTACAATTGAAGCTAATGTCGGCTGCACCATTGAATATAATATGAACTCAATGGTAGATAATATTACGGTTACAGGTACCGAGTACACTAAAGGCGATCAGTCAAAACCTTACAAGAAATTGTTTCCATTGTCTTCTGTTACAAAAGCTTTTAGGCCCGTTGGAGCTGGAGTTAAATATGGAGTTTTTGGAGACGTTCCTAGCAAAACTTGGCTGGATCCCAAGAACGTAGATTACGGACTAAACTACAGAACCTATTACCCTGGCATAGATACGTACTACAAATATCATCTTACTCAAAAAGGAGTAGGGGCAGATATAACAATTACATATAATGGACAAACAATATTAACAAATAAAATTATTGTTAGGTTTGAGATATCACATTCAACTCCAGGCACATGGACAATATTTAAAGAAGGAAATGTTCAACTTGCAACAGGGTCAAGTTCTGCAATCAAACCATTCACTACTAGCGGAACAAAAAATTACGATGCAGGAACTCTAACTTTATACTATAACGGAACATCTTGGACAACTACGGAGCCTTCAACATTATCAGCTCCTGTGCCTATAACATCTTTAAGGCTAACAACAGCAGGCGTAACTAATGCACATGTTGGAGTCATTGAGCTATCTCCTAGATGGGTAGCAGACCTAACTGATAGCATGATAAGTTTTTCTACATCCCAAGAATCATCTACTAGCGCTGATGATATATTGCCAGTTGGAAAAGTTTCAGCAAACTCAATGTCGGCCTCTTTGCTTTCTTATGAATCCCCAAGAAAAATTGTTTCATACGAAAAGGGAACAGCATTCAATTCATCATATTTGTATATGTATAAGGGTGCCGAGCTAAAGCCATATATAAAAGTTTATTATTCAGCTGCGCCATTTAGTGATTCAAAGGGTACACACCAAAGGGTAAAGCAGGGAACATTTTATATTGATAGCTGGAATACATCTGAATTTGGCAATATTAATTTAACAGCCTTAGATGGTGCTAAAGCTTTGCAAGACATAATCGTTCCAGGAATGGTTTGCAAGGACACTTCGGCAATAGGAATTATAAGAAGGCTTTTAGATAATGTAGGCTTTACCAACTATAATATAAACTACAAGCCAACGGTGGGTACAGTAAAAGATGAATCTATACTCAGTCCTATATATTGGTGGACAGATGACAGTGAAAGTGTTTGGAATGCCATACAGGAACTCTGTAGAGATTCGCAAATGGTGGCGACCTTTGATGAAAACAACGTTCTTCAATTTTATACAAGAGACTACTTATTTTCTCAAACTACTGCACACTGGAACTTTAAGTATGCAAAAGACGGAACCATTTTACCTAACATAATGTCTTTAAATAAAATAGATTTACCAGCAATTAACCAAGTAAAAGTATTATGGAATCCAGTAACAGCCAGCGAATTGCTTGGTAGCGCCCAGCCTTTATGGAAGTCAGGATCTGCATATCTAGGAGCATACTCGCTTAATACCGCATTGTCAGCAACCGCAGGAGCAGGAGAGTATATTAGCCTATCTCCTATCATAGTTAATCAAGAACAAAAACAAATTATTTATAGCTACTCTGGATATTTAGTTATTGATTCTGAAATTATAGAGTATGACGCAGTTGAGTATCAGTATTACAGCGCCAATGATACTATAAAAAAGATTGACATCAAGCAGCAGAGCGACTTGCAAAAAATTGCAAACGATATGACAACAACAAAAGCTGCTAATAAATCTATAGGACAAACTGGAAGAATAAGAATTAAAACTAGAGGCGCATTGGGCACAGCTATAGCAGCGCATACAGCTGCTGGGGCAAACGCTAAAATTGGGTGGTCAGGATACAATAATGTATTTAAAGCCAACTCAGACCCTCTGGCACCAAGCTCTGTGTCATCTGATATTTTAGCATCTGTAGCAAATCCACCATCTTTAGATTCAGTTCCAACAGAAACAAATTCGTCGGTTAAAGAAATTCAAAAGTCTTTATTTAAAATAACATCTGATTCTACCAACAAGCAACTATACTCTGTGGCTGTAAAAAATATGGCCATAGATTACTCTGGAGATTACTACACTTTCGGAACAGGAATGTTTTTTAAAAGCACCGTCAAGGATGTATCAGCGGCTGGGGGAATTGGATTCTTTACAAGTGCTAATGGAGATGATGGATATTATGTCTCTTTAGAAACAACAGCTAATTTAGCAAAAAGCGGATCAGATAAGTCATTAGGGGTATTTAAAGTTAAAGATGGCATTATGACATCTCTTACTGATTCGCAGTCGGATATAAATAAAACATTAGCATTTTTATCAGGATCTACTTCTTATAAGGTTGACATACGTGTAAAGCATGATACAGTCAATGAGGTTATTGCTATAGACGTATTTATTAATGGATTTAAGATTACAGCAGCTGACGCAGACGATATTATTGTTCCCACTCCAAATATAGCTATATACTCAAGAACAGGAACTACCTTCTTTGATTACGTATATGCAATCCCCTTAACTAAAGATCAGTATGACAAGGGTTTATTTAAAGATCAGTATTACGGAAGATTTGGAAGTACAACACTAGATTTTCTTTATGGAGACAAGCTTACAAGTAATTTTGACAACACTGGTGTTTCTGGCGGAACGGTAGATGAATTTGGCACAGTTGCAAGAGAGCTAAAAAAGATAGATATTAAATTTGACTCTAGGCCCGCATTCCCAGTTTTTGCAAGCGTTGGGCTAAGCCAGTATGTAGAAGTTTTAGGATCAAGGCTAACGTCTTTTGGAGCCGAAGTTTATGTTGTAAATAATGCGGGTACGTTTGTTCCGCTAGATGACTCTCAGTTTGCCTCTTTTACTATCCTAGGAAACACTATTGTTCAGTCTGGCCAAAATGAATATCTGGATAAAACAATAAATGAATTTACTACTCCAGAGCAGGCAACTTTCGAGTCGGCTTGGATACAAAGGGAGTCGGATGCTAAGAGCTTATCTGAGTGGATTAAACAGCAATGGTCTAAAAAGCAGTCAGTTTGCGAACTAGAAGTATTCTCCAACCCCTTGATTTCTGTGGGAGATCTTGTTACAATTAACTATCCTGCAAATGGATTCGACGGAACACAGAAGTTTATAGTATCTAATATAAATAACAGCTTTGAGGGAGGGCTTAATACTAAAATAACTGCTAGATCTATTTATAGTCAGTAAATGGTATAATAAAAAAGATGAAAAATTCCAAGAAGTCTGCAAGCTCCTCTCCAGTAACAGCCCCAATTGTTACGGTTGCTGGTTCAGATATAGACGTTGTTGCCAACTCAAACTATCTAGCATATTTACAGCCAAATGTTGCTGCAGCCAGATTTGGTGGTAAGCAGGCTAATGATGGGCTAGATGACCCAGAAGAACCAAAAGACCCAGATGATCCAGACGATCCAGAAGAACCTGAAGATCCCCCTGAAGGTAATGACAGGCCCAAATTATCAGATATAGAAATTGTTTCTAACGAAGTGGTTTTTGATTTGGCTGGAATACCTTCTGCAAAAATAGTTTTTAAAGTAAAAAATAGCAGTGGTAAAATGTTAAAAGCAATTGATATGAGAGTAGAGAAAAAATGATAACTAAATTTGGTAAAAGATTTTTAGCAGGTCAACTGGCAGGGGTTAATTCTTCTTCTGGCAGAGAGCTAGCATTAGGAATAGGCTCTACTCCTGTCGATGCTAATGGGAATGATACTAAACTAGAGTTTGAATTTTATAGATTGCCCGTCCTCTTATCAAGTTTTGACGTAATTCAAACTGGGGTAGATGGAAGCAACAATCCAGTATTTCAATATAATGTTGTTTATTCCTCAACAATTCCACAAGATGTGTCTGGTGTAGTGTCAGAAATAGGTCTTTATCCTGGAGGTAGATCTTCTTTCAACAACTATGATAGTCAGTTTATTTCTTCTTTTACAAATAATTTTAATTGGTTTGACGGAATACTCAATCCAACTATTCAGAGTAATACCCAGGATGCTTCTGGGAACTACACATTTTTATCAAAAATTGATGATAGCATGATTAGAGTAGATGCAACTTCTGGTACAACAAAAGAATACACTAACTCTTTAGATTCTTATGATATCTCAGGCTATAGCATTAATGATACTATATCTATCGCTTACAAAAAATCAGACAATAACTTATCTAACATTAGAGTAAAGTTTTATAGTTCTCCAACAGCATACTACTATGTTGATTTTACTCCCGCAACTGGCTCAGGAGATAGAATACAAAGTCTGTCAATGAACAGCCTTTTTTCAAATTATACTGCTTCTCCAAACTTGCCAGATCCTGCATCTATTACAAAAATAGGAGTTGCCGTAACAGCAGCTGGCGGGAACACAACAGTCTACTTTGATGGCATTAGAGTTAATGATGAAGATACCTTTGATCCAGGATATGGAATAATTAGTAGATCCGTATTGTCTACCCCGTTAATAAAGAAGCCAGGAAGACCCGTAGACATTGAATACAAGTTATTGCTGGAGTTTTAAATGGCTGGCGCATACGAAGAAAGATTAAGCTATTTCCCTAAAGACTTAGATAAAAATAATTCAAAGACCACAGAACAAGATTATTTTATTATACCAATTTTAAATTTAACACCAGGCACTCCACATGCATTTAATTTTCAATGGGTTTTCCCAGACGGAACTAGAAGTAAGTGGTCAGATGGCTATACAGTAACTACAGCTTCCTATACAACAAAATTAACAAAGCCAACGATTACAGTAACCCCATCATCTTTAGGGTATATAGTTTCTTTTACTAAACAAACTGACAAAAATTTTGAGCATGCAATTATTGAAGAATCTGTTTCTAATTCTAATACTGCTCCAACTACTGGATGGACAGAGGTTAAAGTAACTTCTACTAACCCAACAACAGTAACAGTTGGTGATGTTTTAAAGAGATGGGTTCGAATAAAGCTAATAGATAAGATTTCAGGAAATACTGCATACTCTGATCCAGTTTCAGTAACACCAGTAGATCCAGTAGCAGCAGCATTAGATGTTACTCCTCCTACTCCAGCATCTGGAATCACCGCATCTTGGTCTGGAAATAATATATTAATAACAGCAACAGTATCTGCGGACGCTAAAAAGTTTGTTATAAGATTAACAAACGGATCTAACAATGGATTCTTTACAAAATTTCCAAGCACATCTGGAACATCACAATCAATTTTAATTACTCAGCAAGAACTATATAACACATTTGGACAGTACTTTACATCGTTTACTGGCTTATTTGTTTCAGCAGATTCATTAGATAATCGTGACTCTGGCGTATCGTTTACTGTATCTGAAAAAACAAATGTTTTGCTTGGAGTAGTTCCTACATTTACATTAACTGCAATTACAAATGGATACACTGCAACCTGGACGTTGCCACCTGGAGCTTCCTTTGCTAAGGTTTACGAAAGTGGAAGTTCTTGGGGGGCTGGCAATCCAACAGAATTAGATTTAGTTTTTAGCGGAGCAAGCCCAGCAATTATAAAGAAGACCGTATACACTCTTAGATATGTTAAAATTAGATATATAACAGATGATGGATTTACATCTTCGTGGTCAGCAGAGCAATCTGTTACTCCAATTGATGCAATCGCTGCAGACGTAAATGCACCTGCTGCTCCTTCAACAATATCTGCAACAGCAGGAACAGATAGCACTGGAACAATTGGATTCAATGGAGTTGTAAATATTTCTTGGACTGGAGTATCCGATTCAACTCTTCGTGGATATAGAATTAGATTTAGGCCATACAAAGCATCAGCGCCATTTGAAAATTATTCTTATGTAGACTCGCCAGGTAATGCAACAACATATAGGCTTGCAGGATTAGCTTTAGGAACTACTTACGAAGTTGGCATTGCTTCTTATGATGAATTTAATAATACTTCTTCTGCATATACCGCTCTTTCTCCAAACATTGCGGTAAGCGGATCCCCATTTGTTGGCACAAATGTTTCAACCACTGGATACTTTGAAGCTGGAGTAAGCGGAACTGATACTGGAACATTTAAGTTTGGATACGGAGTAGACACAGGCAAACGTGGTCTTGTTTTAAATCCAAATAACTATTGGTACATTGATTCTGCTCAATCTGCATTATTTAAAATAGGTGGAGCATCTAGCAACTTTGTTTCTTGGAATGGAACTAAGTTATCTATTGATGGAGATTTGGGAGTTGCAGGCGGAACAACCATTGGTGGCAATATTTCTATGGGAGCATCTGGGGCTTCTATTTTTCAAGGAACATTAAATGGGTCTGGAAATTTAACTAGCGACGGATTTTTGTTAAATAGTGGCGGGCTTGCAATTAAAAAAGGCGCAGTTCAATTAAGACTTGATACTTCAGATGGTGGAATTTATGCACAGTATGGACAAATTGC